AATTATACCCATTATTGAATATGAAAGCGGTTCAAGTGACTACCCATTACCTATTTGGAGTGGTGCGTTTTATGATGTGCAAATAGAGAGCCTAATCGGTCAATACAACTGCAATCAATTTGAAAACGGTATTAGCATATCTAGTATGTTAATGTTTGATTTTGGAGACGTAACAGATGACGAGGAATTAAAGAAGGAAAAGTATAAGCTAGAGCAGCATCTGCAAGGCACAAGCGGAGGTCGCAGCGGAAAAAGTTTGATAGTTCCAAAAACGGGCGATGTTGAAAAGCCAGAGTACACCGTTTACCCAATGGATAAGGAAGGTAGTTGGCTTGACTTGATTAAGAGTTCTGAAAACAATATTGTAAAAGCTTGTTCTTGGTTTAGGTCTTTGACTGGATTAGAAAGTGCGGGTTCATTAGGAAACAATCAACAGCTTAGAAATGAGTGGGAATTAGCGGAGCGTTCAATTAGGAATGAGCAGATTGTTGTTTACGGTGCTATTAAAAAGGCTTTTGAAGGGACTAGCTATGAAGGTGAGGTTACTTTTAGCAATGCGAGTCCTATTAGTTTAGTTGATGGAATAGATATTAACAACGTTCTATCTCTTGAAGAAAAAAGACTTTTATTTGGTCTAGAAATCGGAGAAAAAGAAGAGTCAAAAGTAGCATTGAATGGTGCGCAAGTAACTTCTTTAGTAGAGGTTGTTTCTAAAATTGCAACGGGTGAATTAACAGAGGCTCAAGCGGTTCAAATTATTAAAATTGCCTTAGGTATTACGGAGGAAGAGGCTAAACAAATCGTAAAAAAATGATAGCGAGTAAAGCAGAAATAAAAGCACTTGTATTTAGCAATACTTTTGACATGGCAAAGGTTAAAGATAATTTAATTAATATAGTCGAGTGGGAGCAAGTACTAACTTTTTTCGGAACTGAAATGTATGATGCCATCGTGGCAACTCCAGGAGACTACACGACCTTAATTGAGACCTATTTAAAGCCGTACATCGCTTATAACGTTAAAGCTTACATATCTAAAGCAAACCACATTAAGACGGGCAACAAGGGCGCACAAACGGCTCAAGGTGCAAATGAACAAATAGCAAGCGTAGAGCAAGCAAAGCGTGAAGCAATGGCAATGGCTACAAGTTATAAGAGTCAAATGGTTCGATACTTAGATTTAACTAAACCTACTTTATGGCTAGGCGAGCCTGAAAGTGATGGCATAATCAATAAAATAATAATACTATGAAAATAATGTTTTTAAGCATAATGTTGGGAACAACAATGCAATTCGAAACGCTTGGTACGGGTGAAACTTTCACAATTACAAATGGAGTTAATTACGTTTCTATTATATGTGCTAATTGCGATATAGTAATGGGAGGAGATACGATGAATTTGATTAATCAAGGCTTTACTTTTAACGATTATATCGGTAAGGAATACGATGAAATCAAAGTGTTATCTAATGCAGCGGGAACTAAAATAGCTTACAAGTATGAAAACTACTAGTATTTTATTAGCGTTGATTTGTGGGCTAGGCTTACAAGCGCAATTTTCTTTTATAAGTAATTCTGGTGACTTTCTTTGGAATACTTCAAGTGGCAAGTATGAACCAAATTTTGCAATACCTTATAGCTATTCTTTTAACTCGGTGAGTGATGTAATGGATAGCGTTAATTTATTGGGTGCGGGTACTATCCCATTTTGGGGCAAATACGCTAGTTACAATAGCGGATTGTTTGTTAATGGATTCGGTAATTGGTCAGATTTAGGAGGCGAAGCACTAAGGCATAATGTAGGATTTTACAATTCCTCATTTGGATTTACGGGATTACAAGTAGACCCACTTATTCAAACCGTGACAATTAATGCGGAAGCAAGTTTCTGCTGATACTACTTTAGTTTTACAAGCGGGGTCTAAAATTTCTTTAACGTCAGATACTAGTTTAGTTAAAGGAAACCGATTATTGTCTTTAAGTGCAGACACTTTGCTTGCTTTAAATTCATCTAAATCAATTACGTTAAATTCAGATACTTTAATTGATTTACGTTCTTTTCAAATTAGCGGAAAAGCTAAAGAGTTAATTTTTACAACTAATAAAAGTGCGGACAATAGAGATTGGGGGATTGCTTTGTGGGGAGATTCAACCAAAGACGGAAGCGTTAAGCGTTCTTTAGATTTGTTCATCTTTGACAATACGCTAAGTTTAGATGAAAAATATTTTTACTTACAAGATGCGGGTGTTCGGCTTGGGCTTAAATATGAAACAGTAAGTAATTCAGAATTTAAAAGCAATGAACTTTTAGTTGATTCTTTAGGGCTAAGTTTTCGCTATGAAATCCCAACGGGAACAACTGGGAGAGAGGATACGACTAAGATAAATGCAAATGGCGTAGTGCTACCAAGCATCTCAACCGAACCAACGGGGGAGAACGGTTCAATGTATTATAGCACTTCTTTAAACAAGTTTAGAGTTTACGAAAATGGAAGCTATCAAAATGCTGTTAGTGCTCCACATGGATGGATTCAGTACACTTCTGACAATTACACGGAAGCAAGTCCAATAGTTGTCACTGCGGGAAATACTGAAACTTTATGGTTGAATTGTTCAACTATAAACGACACATATAAGCCTGTGGGAGTTGATTCACTTTACAACCGAGCTGATTCAACTATTATATCAAATCAATTAGGCGCATACGGTGATTTAAGAATAGATTTTAAAGCTAAAACAACGGCTGCAACGGCTGCTAATTTTGATGTTATTCTTGATATTGGACTTGCTACAATGGTTTACGAGAACACGGAAATATTTTCAGAGGGTATAAACACAGAGCAAAGATTTAGCATCAACACTCCGTACTATACGTTGGCTACATTTTTAGCTAATGGGGCAAAAATTAAGATTAAATCAAGCAACGGTAACACTTCAATTTACGATGTTAGATTGCTGGTAAGCAAGCATTAAACTATTAAGGAATGGAAATTTTAGAACTATATTTACTAGGTGTCGGAGGTGTATTATTGCACTTCTTGACAAAGATTTACAACGCTAGAAAAAGCAATACGGTACTAGATTATGTTCTAGAGGGAATAAGCGTAGGAATTAGCACGTTGATAGTTATATTATTCGTCTACGCTAAGGACGATTTAGCAGCGTTCTATCCGCTTACAATGTTTACTAGCATATTACTAGGGTACTCTGCTCAATCATTGGCTAGACAGCTGTTTAAAATGGCTAAGCCTCAAGATGGAAAGTCTTGATATTAACGAAATATTACTAGGCTTAATTAGTCTAGCTGGAGTACTTGGAACGGGTTATTTTGGATACTTAAAAGTAATCATAGGCAGAGAAAAAAAGGAGATTCAAAAAGAGTTAACCCAAATAAAGCAGGAAGTTAAGACCGATGTTAGTCTTAGTCTGCCTGACATCAACACTCTAGACACTACAATAACCGAGTTATTTAAAAAGACAAAGGTAGATAGGTTTGTTGTGTTTAAAGGCGAGAACGGTGGCTTAACTCCATTGAAATTTACAAGTGCTATACTAGAACGACATGAAAAGAATATGTATCTAATGATGAGCATAGGAGCGACTGAGAAGTATATTAGAGTGCGCTTTGATAATGACTATTTAAAGATGCTTAAAGCGGTGGAGGTTAACAATGACGGCAAATATCTAGACGTAAAAGAAATGCCAAACAACGACCTCAAAGGATTCTATTTAGACGAGCAAGTTAAGCATTCTAGTATTTGGTTTCAAAAGAGGTATATTATAAATAAGGACAAGCACATTATTTTATACTATTCTTTTGCTACACATACGGATTTTGAATTTACGTCAAAGGAAAAGAGCCTTATTAAATTGGCTGCTGACAAGATTGCTGCATTGTCCTTCAATGTTAAGCAAGTATAAATTAATGCTAGAAGTAATTAAAAGAATGAAAAGAATAAACATTAATACTTTTTTAAGTGGTTATGAATTGTTATTAGACAAAGATAATTGTTTGACTGATAAAGAGCGAAAATCCGTTTCTTTGTTTGTTGGTGCAATGAATGACAATATAGAGTACTTTACTATTAAAGAGTGGGCTTATGTATTGGCTACTACTTTCCATGAGACAGCGCACACTTTTAAGCCCGTTGTGGAGGCGTTTTGGTTAAGTGAATCTTGGAGGTCAAGAAACCTTAGATACTATCCTTATCATGGCAGAGGCTTTGTTCAAATCACATGGAAAGAAAACTATCAAAAGTTTAGCGACTTGCTTAATGTAGACTTGGTAAACAATCCAGATTTAACTTTAGACTTCAATAATTCTTTTTACATTCTTACTTATGGCTTCAAGCATGGAACTTTCACGGGTCGTAAGATAAGTGATTATGTGGACTTTCAAGAAATGAGAAGGTGCATTAACGGAACTGACAAAGCTGGGTTAATTGCAAGCTATTCAGAAACCTTTGAGGAAATACTTTCAGATAGTTTAGCCTAAGTTTCTTTTTGTAATAATTTATTTGTAAGTTTGCTGAAACAAATAAATAAAACAATGGGATTGACACCGAGAGAAAAAGCGATTGATACTTATAATTACTTTAGAAACAAGATGCCTGTATTGGCTGCAAATGGTAAAGCAAAAAAAGAAGGATTGCTCTTTATTGATGACCAACTTAAAACACTAGAAGTAGGTAAAGAATTTAGAGACACCTCTAAAGATGTAAAATATTGGCAAGATGTAAGGAATGAGTTAGTGTCCCTTAATTAATACTAACACTTGAATATAATTAACGTCCAATTATTAAACAAAACAAATAAAAACATTATGAATATTAGCGAATTACCACAAAAGATTAAAGAGTTGGCTTTGAAAAGACAAACTAATTCAACAGAAGACAAATTAGAATATGCTTTCACTTGGTATACCACACCAAAAGGAGAGGGTTATCATTTTTGGAACCAGATAGACGATGGCAACTTTGAACCCTTCTATAAATTGTACCCTGAAAAAGAGTTCCCAAGAATGATGATGGTGTGGGACAAAGAAGAAACACAAGCAAGTCAAGGTTTGGTTTTAGGATTTGAAAACGGGCTTTATCAAATAGCCTATGTGCGGCGTGATTTTTTAAATGGCGATGACTATGAAGTTTATCAACACAAAAACGCCAAAGAAATTCCATCTAAAACAAAGGTTACATTTGAAGTAACAGAAGAACAAGAGGCAGAAATCAAGAAGCTTTTGAATAAATAACAATTACTCGACAAGGAGTTTCAAGCCGTTGCATTAAATTGTAACGGCTTTTTTATTTAAAATGACAATTATTTTATTATATTTGCATAAACAAAAAATAATAAAATGGGATTAATAATAACATTAGCATTAATAGTTTTTTTAGTTATTGGTATTAAACTATTAAATCGTTGGGAATGGGAGGGTACTGGAATTATAATAACAACAACTTCGGCTATGCTCTTAGCGTTGCACTTAATCCTATTTCTGACAGTTAGGTATAATTACGCAATATTCAAAGTTAAGCGAGATTCATTTGAAATGAGTATTAGCAATTGCCGATTGGATGGCAACGAGATGGAATGTGCTGCTATATTAAAAGAGGTTTCACTTTCTAACATTGAATTGAGTAGTTATAAATTTCACAATTCAATACCATTTATAGGGATATATGTAGATAATAGATTTGACAATTTAGAGCCAATTAAATAAACAAAAAAAACAATCATGACATTAAGTAAAAAAGAACACTTAGTTGAAGCTAAAAAGATTTACAAGAAAACAAATTCAGCTAAAAAAGTATGCACTATTCTTTGCGAAAAGTACGGAGTAGAAAACACGCTCAATAGACAGCGACTTGTTAGGAAGTGGTTTAAAGATGAATTGAAAGAAGATAAGGTTTTCAAAGAGGCGCAATTACGCTATCACAACGAGTTTAAAAAATACACTATTATAACTTCAGCACAAAATGCCACACCTATAAATTCAGATGTTTGGGATAGCGTTTTATTATATGCCAATAAGTGGAACGCTAGAATAGAAGTAATCCCATTAAGGTATAAAAACCCTACAAGCCAATTTACAGGAAAGCAATCTAAGCAAGAGTGGTGGGATAAAACAATATCCAAGTTCATGGTGGCTAATCGTCACAAGATACATGAGAACTTAGTTGTATTAGGAGACGTTAAAACACAACTGACAGCATCAATGCCACTTAGTGCAATGGAAGGCTTAACGGGAAGTGAGACGGCAATAATTGGACACCCTAGACAGCACATGAAAACAACGCCTAGACTAGATGGTCAAAGAATGAAGTTTATGGCTAGCTCTGGAGTAGTAACAAAGCCGAATTATACCGATTCTAAGTCAGGGAAAAAGGGTGAATTTCACCATACCTACGGGTTTATTATGGTCGAAGATTTAGGGCAAGGTTCGTTTAACTTTAGACAAGTTAGTATAGACGAAGACGGCACTTTTTACGATTTGGATTATGAAGTTAAAGATGGAAGCGTAACGCAAAAGCATTGCGTAGAGGCGGTTGTTCTTGGAGATTTACACTTAGGCGAGGCTACTTGTCAAACAACGTTAAAGACTAGCTATGAAATGCTTAATAGATTTAAGCCTAAGCATACAATGCTTCACGATGTAATGGATGGTTATGTAATTAATCCACATGAATTAAAAGACCCTTTTATATTAGCTAAAAATGAGATGCTAGGAAAGACAAGTATTAAAAGTGAGATTAAAGAAGTACTATCTTTTATCAAATCAATACTAGAGTATAACCCAGTTGTTGTTAAAAGTAATCACGATGTATTTGTAGATAGGTTTTTAATGAATGATTGGAGGAAAGGAACTGCAAAGCATGACTATCTAGAATATGCTTATTTAAAGTCTAAGGGTGAGCTTCCTAATGGAATACTACCTTATGAGGTTTTCAAAGAGTTTGGGTCTGCGGTAACTTGTTTAAATGAGAATAGTTCTTATAAGGTTTGCGGGGTCGAATTAGGTCAGCATGGTCACTTAGGCGTTAGCGGTTCACGTGGAAGCGTAACGCAATTTAAAAGGCTTAACACTAAGATAATAACAGCACACACACACGCACCAACTAAAGAGGACGGTGCAATGTGCGTGGGTACTAATACGGAACTTTATCAGCCATACACAAAGGGATTAAGTAAATGGTGGAATAGTAACGCTATTGTCCATATAAACGGAAAGGCACAAAATTTGCTTATATTTGAAGGCGAATACACTACAATTTAAAAACCTTTACAAGTATAGAGTTATGATGTTAAAGGCAATCATTAACACTAAAAACTTAACTGAAAGCGGGGAAATATAGACATGAAGAAAATAATATTAATACTATTCTTATTTAGCATAGCAGAAGCAAAGCCAAAGAAAGCGCAAAAGATTAAGAATCTAGAAAACGCTTTAAGGGCTTGTGTAAGCAGTAAAGAAGTTTTAAGCGACACTTTGTACATAGAAATAGATAAAGAGCCTACAAGGAAAGAAATCAAGGCAGAAATCAAATGTAACAAGGTCAAGTCTAAGCACGAAGTTGAGAAAGCAAAGATTGAAGCCAAGAAAGAGATTGTTTTAGCCAAGCAAGAAACGAAGAGTAATAAGTCTGACAATAAGACCGAAGTTAAAACAAGCGTAGTATTTCAATTTTTCTCTACACTTAAAAGAGGCATCACTTCATTAACGCTAGGGCAGATGTTTGGAAGTGGAAAAGGATTAGCTGGCATGGCTTCGGTTCTTGCTCCATTAGTGGCAATGGTTGAGAAGTTTAAACCTTTAACAAAGTTGTTGAGTATTTTTAAGAGCAAGTAGTAAATAAATTAGTTATCTTTGAAAAGTTTTGTTTTGTGTACCTATCAATGGTACGATTAGAGTGTTTTTTTTGTTTTAACTCTATGTTTGAAAGTCCGTTTAGTGCAATGCTAGACGGGCTTTCTTTATTTAATTGCATTTTTATTCCTTAAAATTTTGTATTTCGGTTTAGATTATATACTTTTGTTCTATCAAAGGGAATAACCCCTAACAATAAAACAAAACATTATGAACAACTTAGAAAACGCAGCAAACAAATTCGGTGATTTTATAAACAAGCTACAAAAGCCAAACATTACTAGTATAACCTTATATGATTACGGTGAGTGCGATATGTCATTCTGCTACATGATGAATGGCGAAGAGATAGAAGAAATCCACCTTAAGATAGACATTGCGGAAGCTATTGGATTAGACGTTGAAAGAAAGACAACTGAGTTCTTAGACGGCAGTACAATGACTTATGATGGCAATGATTTTATTGAGGGTGTATTAGACCATGAATATGGATTTAATAAAGACGATATAAGAGAATTTATTGAGGGAGGTTTAGATGCTTAGTATTTTAAACTTAATGCTACTTTTTCTAGCTGCTGTTTCCCTTATTATAATAGGGGTTCAGATTCTAAAAGGTAAAGACATCACCGAAAGTTTTGTAAACCTCGGCTTACTTATGATTATATTTTTTTTAACAATAAACAAATAGAAATGGAAGAATTTAAAGGAACAAAAGGAAAGTGGAAAGCTGAAAATTTAAAAGGCTATCCTAGATTTTCAGATAAGCCAAAAGTGGTTAATGAGGATGGTAGATTAATAGCTGAAATGGGGGGTGGAGACATAACAAGAGTTGAAGCAAACGCCAAGTTAATTGCCGCTGCTCCCGAATTATTGGAAGCTTTGCAATCCTTAATAGACCCTCTAACTGGAATGGTAGTTGATTTTATAGCACAAGAAATAGGAAGCGCAAAGGCATACGCTATTGAAAAATCAATAAACAAATCACTACATGGACAATAACCTAAACACTTGGATAGATTCAGAATTGAAGCCAAGAGTGAAAAGCACGGTTAAACCAGAAATTGAATTTGTAAAATTTGAAGATTGGAAAAATTATATTTCACAAGAATACATAGCGCAAAAGTTGAAAAACAGCTAAAAAATTCGTAACTTTAAAAGAAAAAACAACATGGAAAAAGTAAAAACACATTACAGAAACGTAGCTAAATCAGACCACTTAGGAGTAGCCGATTTAGAAGATATGATTGAAAAGAAATTAGACTTGATATTCACTATCAAACAAGTTAAGCAAGAAATTAATGTGCCTGTTGCGGGAAGAAAAGGCAATTACAATATTGCTTATTTTGTAGAAAATATTAAGCCTCTAGTATTAAATCAAACAAATGCTAAAGTTGTTAAATCATTTTCTAATGGCAGTCCTTTTGTTGAGGATTGGAGCAACATCAAGCTAGAACTTTACATTGATGAAAGCGTAAAGATGAAAGGCGATATTGTAGGAGGTGTTAGGATAAGCCCAAAGCAACCAAAGGAAATTAAAAAAGAAAAGCCAGTATTTACTGATGCTAATTTTGAAAAGGCTAAAAACGCAAATGCTACTATTGAGCAGATTAAAAGCGTTTATTCTATCACTCCTGAAATGGAAACTAAATATACTGATTATGTTACAGCGTAGTGAAGAATGGTATGCGGCTCGATTAGGAAGGTTTACAGCTTCGGATTCTGAAAGGTTACTAGGTAGCTTGGGCAGCAAAGCGACTGTTAAAAAGATAAACAGCTACGCAATTGAAAAGGCTACTGAAATGTATTTTGGTATAAGCGAAGAGGAACCTTTTACCTCTTTTGATATGCAGCGAGGAGTTGATTTAGAGCCTTTAGCGTTTGAACTTTTTAAGGACAAGAAAGACCTTGAATTTATTAAGGCTTCTAATTGCAGTTTTTTTAAGTATGGAGAACATGCTGGCGCTTCTCCTGATGGGGTATGCTCAAACAATTTTAATCTTGAAATTAAATGTCCTAGATTAAAGACGTTTAACGAGCTTATAAGCACCGATGAGATAGATAGCAAGTACTATGCTCAAATGCAATACCAAATGATGTGTAACGAGGCTGAGGGGTGTTATTTCCTTAATTATGTTCTTCACAATGGCGAAGAGTATTCACACGAAATTTTAGTATTACGTGACGAAGAAATGATAGACTTATTTAAGGAGCGCATTATTTACGCATCTGAAATAAAAGAAAATCACTACAATAAGTTGGTTTTAAAATTCGGATAAGTAATGTACGACCTTTTAAAACCACAAGAGTTAATCGAGTTCAATGCTAAAGCCGATTATCACAAAAGCAAAGGAAACAAAGTTAAGTTAACCAAGTTTAGCGAAGGTAGAAGTACAAATCTAAACTCCTATCTTCATGTGTGCATAAGCCTTTACGCTATTGAATACGGATGCAGCTTAAACGAAATGAAGCAAACCTTAAAGCATTGGAAAAAGTGGTTTAAAACAAACAAAGGCGGTGCCATTGTCTACGCTAAGACTTCTAAAATGGATAACAAGCGAGTAAGTGAGTTTGTTGAGTGGATTCGCAACCATGCAGCAATAAATACGGGCTTAGTTATTCCTGATGCTGAAGAATACAAGGCAAACAAGTTTAACATTGACCGAGAAATAGACAAGCACAAAGCATTTTTATAGCCTAAAATTTTGTATTCCAATATATTAGGTTTAAATTCGATTATTCTTAACAATAAAAACAAAACAATGAGCAAACAAAGTAACAAAGCCTTTTTAAAGGGCATCGAAAACGGACAGTTCAACACCGATAAGGCACGAATTTATCACATGATAAGTATAGAGCCTCAAACATTGGAAAGCCTTGAGATTAAGCTAGGGAAGAAAGGAAAAAACACTTTCTCTGGACGGATAACTGAACTGCTAGATAGTGGATTGATTAAAGAAATTATATTTGATAGTAAAAAATACACTAAATACGCAATTGTAATAGATGCGCAAGAGCAAATTGGTCGTTCAGTCGTAAGGGAGTTTAATAAAGCAAACAACTGGCTTAATCAAGGCAAAGAAAAAGGTTACATTAACTTACTAGGTTTAACTATTCGTTAATGGATATACATAAACAAATAGAGCAAATACGCCTTAACTTGTCTTGTGCTTATCTTGAAGCTAACGACCTTATATTAAGACTAGAAGATAACAAAGGAGTCTTAAAAGAGCTAGGATTACGTCAAGAAGCTAAACAAGCAGCGAACCTGTATATCAATTCATCTAAGAAATTGATTAACGAACTTGAAAAACTAAGCAATACCATAAGCGATACTAGCAAAGAAGATGATGAAGATAATTATAGAAAGCTATTGAATCAACTTCCCAAAGGATTGCATCGGTTAGATATTGCACTTAAAAAAATAATAAAAAACGAAAAATGATAAAAGTAAATAGCGTTTCTGGTGGCAAAACATCAGCGTACATGGCAACACATTATCCAACTGATTTTAATGTATTTTCTTTAGTTTCAATTGAGGCTAAATACTGCACACCAAAAGACAAAAAACTTGTTCAGTATATTTCAGATAAAATAGGCAAAGAATTTATAGCAACTGCTGAAAGTGATAAGACTCTAGTTGTGGTTCGTGAATTAGAACAAAAGTTAGGTAATAATATTTATTGGGTAGTAGGCGATACATTTGAGCAAGTTATTAGGAAAAAGAAAGCACTACCGAATCAAATGTGGAGATTCTGCACAACTGAAATGAAAATGAAACCTATTTTTGAATTTTGTCAAAATAGAATAAAAGAGGTGGTTGAAATGAATATAGGATTCAGATATGACGAAAAAGAAAGAGGGGAGAGAAATAAAACAAATACTCATTTTAAAGCTATTGTGGGCAAAAGCCCAAACGGAAGAAATAAGTGGGCAGAAATTTACTGGCGTGAGCTATCTTTTCCAATGATTGAAGATAGAACCACTCATTTAAAAGTTAAAAAATGGGCAGACCAAAGCGGGTTAATTTTTCCCGAAGATTCAAACTGCGTGGGATGTTTTTGGAAGCCCTTTCAACAGCTAAGAAAAAATTGGGATGAAGAGCCTTTAAAAATGAGGTGGTTTTCTGAAATGGAGAAAGAACTTGGTAGGACTTTTAAAAAAGAAATGTCTTATTCAAAAACAAAAAAACTAGGGATTCAACAAGATTTTAACTTTGGTACTGGAAGCGGTTGTAGTTCAGGATTTTGTACAGATTAAATAATAAAAAACAAAAAATAACATGAAAAAAGGAATTAAAGTAAAAGTACATTTAGGAATTATTGGCAGTTGCTACGGAATAACAACGGGTAAAACTTGTAAGAAATACGTAAGCAAAAAGAAGCGTGAAATAGACATCTTAGAGCTAGAAGTTTGCGAACCGTTTGCGATAACATCAAGCCAAGAAGATTTGTGTCGAGAGGGTATAGAGGTTTCATTTAATACTAGGTTTGCTAATCAAGTAAGAGTGTTCAAAGATGAATCGGAAGTCTACCCAACGCCAGAACAATTGAACTATTACAAGTTAAAAAAGAAGTTAAATTTTGAATAATAATACCTATTGATTACCTACATTGCTATTTTTCTTTGTCGGTGTATAGAATAATTTAAATAAGTATTGTATCTTAGTAATCTAAAGCGAGAGTAGGAACTTGACTTTAACAATTTATTAGCCTTTATTGGGTGCGGTGTTTCCTACATAGCCAATCCTAATGAGGGCTTTTTAATTTAAAGTTTACTAGAGTTCGTTAAACTAGGAAAAATATGGCAAACGTTAAATTAATATTTAAAGGTAGCAACCATGTCCCAAGCTCAAACTTAGAGTGCCTCTTAAATTCTAAAGATGATATTTTCATAAAGGTATATTTTGATGATGACTTAGACCATGAGAGTAGATTTATAACTCTTGACATTCCAACTGCGGTTAGGTTGGTTAAAACTCTTAAAACAGAAATAGCAAAAGGTAAAGGAGGTTCTAATGGATAAGCTACAATGGTTTAAATTCACTCCTAGTGATTGGATGATGGGTAAGATACAAAGATGCCCAGAAACAACTCAAGCGAGGTTTATGCGCCTTTGTTGTTTGTATTGGAATAAGGAATGTAATTTATCAATAGACGATGCTATAATTGAAATTGATAAGGAGCATTTTGATACCTTAACTTCAAAGAAGATTATTAGCAAAAACGATTCTCACTTTAATATTTCTTTTTTAGATGAGCAATTTTTGGAAATTCAAGAAAGTTCAAGCGATAAAAGTAAAAGCGGAATTATAGGAAACTTAAAAAGGTGGCACTTAGCTATTTACAATGATTATGTTGCTAAGGAAATTAGCCTAGATGAAGCTATAAAAATGTCAAAAGTTATCGCACCCCTATCGCACACCGATGGCACACCAATCGCAACCCAATCGCAAATCATCGCAGATAAGATAAGAGAAGAGAATAATAGAGAAGATGAGATAATAGAAGATAAGAAAACTAACGCCAATAAATTGGCTACTGGGGTTATTGAATATTACAATGGTGTTTGTGTTAACCTTCCTAAAGTTTTAACAGTAAATGCTTCTAGAAAAAAAGTAGTTGCGGCTCGTGAAAAGGAATACGGCAAAGATGAGATTAAACAAGTGATTGATTTAGCTTCAGAAAGTAGTTTTTTAAATGGAGATAATTCAAACGCATGGGCAGCTAGTTTTGACTGGATTATGAAGACAGCAAACTTTACAAAAATATTAGAAGGTAATTACAAAAATAAAGAGAATGAAAAAGATAAGCGAAATTTTACCAGAGAACAGTTTGAGCATTCAATCGACAAGCACTTCCCTGAAGATTAGCGAGGGAGGAATATCAATTTACACCGACAAGCTAACCAAAGAAGGAATAAAAACGAATTGCTTGAGGGTGTTCGCTGCATTCAGTTCGCTTGACCCGATGTTCACCGACTTGCTAACTGAAAGCTTGCAAAGAAATAAGTTTACTGATGCAAGGCTAAGGGATGCCGTTAATCACGTGATAGATAACTTTAAATATCCGAAGCCTAGTGTAGCTGATTTTGTAAGCTATGATAAAAAAATAAAGGTTTACCGATATGATGAAATGATAAATAATTCATTTGACTTTTTAAGATTTAAAAAGGTTAGATTGAGTGATGAACAAAGCAAGCCACTTTGGGTAAGGCTAGAAGATTTTGAAACGAATAACTTTGAAGAGTATTAACGTTAAATCTATGGGTAGTTATTGCCCGAATTAAAAACTAAAAAGATGATTGATTACAAATACAAAAAGAAAGAAAACAAGTTTACAGAGAACGGACATACAATGTTTGAAGAAGATGTATTGCAAAGACTTAAAAGACTTGCAGACCTTGAAGAACAGATAAAGAAAGGGCAATTATTACCTATAGATAGTGTTAGCAATAGTGCATTGATTGACTATATTGAAAATGACGCTGAAATAGCTATGCCAATAAATGAATTAATGCACGAAGACGGTAGACACCTAACAAAAAAGGAATATGGTAAAGTGCTTCTTAAATACTTGGTAAAAGAACTTAGGGAGCATTATTGCTAACACGTGGATATAGTTAACACCTAAAATAACACAATGGAAACGAACAAGCTAGCTAAATACGCAATACAAGAACCAATTCTGGGAGCGTTTATTCTTAAAAAGATATTACCTTTTATTGATGGACACACTTTGAGGGAATGTATTAAGCAATTCAGCGATGAGGACTGTGAAGAATTTGTTAATATTCTAATTGAAATGGGGTTTAATGAGAATAAAATAATAGAGATATTAAAATAGTTGCAAAAAAGTTACCTACTTATATTCCTAAAGGCTTATATTTGGGTAAACAAAACAAAAAACAATGAGACAAATTAAATTTAGAGGAAAGAGAGTTGATAATGGTGAATGGGTTTATGGAGGGTTTCACCGAGTAAGTGACGACATTTACATGATAATACACCACCACTTTAATAATCTTGCAATGAACTCGCAAGTAATTCCAGAATCAGTTGGTCAATTCACAGGCTTGACTGACAAGAACGGAGTAGAGGCTTATGAGGGCGATAAAGTTCCAATGTATTTTGAAGATGTAAGTAATCAAGACTTTATAACAAAAGAAGGTATAATTTGTTTTAAATTCGGTTCTTTTATGGTTTACTTTATTCATCCAGAAGAAGGGAACGTTTACGCACTTGCAAAAGAATATGTTAAAGGTAAATTAATAACAGGAAACATACACGAAAACAAAAAACAATGAGCAAAGACCTAATAATGGGGCTGTTGAATCTTAGAGATGAACACCCAGAATATACCGAAGAACTTAATTTGACTATTGCAAGGATAGCACCAAAGAAAAGCGGCTACCATTTAAAAAACGTAGTCAATAGCTACATAGATATTTTATGTAAAAGCCTAGAGGTAGATAGAGAATATTTTTTATCTAAGCGTTCACACGATGTTCTTTGGCTAAGGCACGCTTTAATCGGATGGGTTAAGCACAACAGCACAATGAGCTTGACCGACATTGGCAAAATGTTTGGCAATAAAGACCATTCGACTATCATAAATTCGTTAAAGGAGATTAACAACGCCTTAGCAGAGAATAGTAGAAACCAACAATTAAGCGACACTTACTATAAAGTAAAAGAGGCACTAGGATAATGGACTTTACGAAACTAAGTAACCAGGATATAAACGACCTACTTGCAAAAGGTAGGAATGAGCTACAAAATAGAGCGAACAATTTATGCGAACTTATTTCAAACTTTGATTTGGGAAAATACAAGAGCGTTTATTCTAGGCTTCAATCTTACTACACATTCTGCAATAAGGCTTATAACGTAACTGAAGGGCAAATTAAAGGCGATACAAGGGAGAATAAAGTAATGATGATAAGAAATGCGCTTATGAATTACTTAGCCTTAAACGGATTCTCTTGGCTTGACGTTGCGGAGGAATTTGATTATGCCAGCCGTAACTGTATGAATGCAAAAAAGGACTTTCATAATAAGCACTATTCAAGTAATAAAGTCTATACCGATTTGTATGATGACATTGTTAAATTCTTCAAAGATTAGACCATGATAGAAATTAAGCCATTAAGCGTTAATAAAGCGTGGAAGGGGAGGAGATACAAGTCGGATGCGTACAAAGCCTATGAAAAGGAATTGATGCTTAAACTGCCTAAGTTAAAAGTGCCTGATGGTAAATTAAGAATAGATATTACATTCCATTTTAAGAACTCGTTAAGTGATATTGACAATCCACTCAAATCCTTTTTGGATGTTTTACAAAAGAAATACGGTTTTAATGATAGGGATATTTACGAATTGAACGTTAAGAAGAAACTAGGATGCAATGGTATTGAATTTAATATTTACAGATTGTAACGTTTTAGAAAAAAACTTTAACTGAAAAACAAATGATAGTAAAAGGAAAAAAAAAGGATGGGTTTTTTAAGATTGAATATAAAGAAGCTATTTATTTTTTACTGCCAAAGCATTATAGTGGAAGAAAGCCAAATGTAAAATATGCTTACGGTGTTTTTTGTAGTGGTTATTTAGTAGCTGTTTGCACTTTTGGGAAGCCAGCAAGCAACACTTTGTGCGATGGAATATGTGGCAAGGAAAATAGTAAGCACGTTTATGAGTTAAACAGGCTTTGCAGGACTGAAAGCTATGCCGAACAACTTAGTAAGTTTGTTGGCTGGTGTTTAAGGGAGCTAAAAAAAGAGAACTTAATTATAGTTAGTTATTCCGATACGGGTATGAACCACAACGGGTATATTTATCAAGCAACAAACTTTTTGTTTACAGGGCAAACTAAACAACGCCTTGAGTTTTATAAAGAAAACGGACATTCTAGACATGGAAATAGAAATAGTGGATACCGAAAAATAAGAACAGCAAAAAACAGATATGTTTATTTTTGCGCCAACAATAAAAGACAAAGAAAAGCTTGGTTAAAAAGTTTGAATTATGAAATACAAGAATACCCAAAATCAGAAAATAACAACTATACGCTTGGGGATTATATTAAACCCACGATTGTTAAATACCCAGTGACTGAGAAATCAGATAAAGAGCTTGGGATTTTTTAATTTTATTACACCACAACAAGCGGATATAGTTAACGTCTAAAATAATATGCAATGGTATTGAATTTAATATTTACAGATTGTAATGATAAGGCTATGTTTCGTTGCCTTAAAACGAAGCTAATTATTAAACGATAAATATTATGAGCAATGAAAATATAGCCAATGTTAGAAACTGGCTTACTATAGAGAATATGGATAGTAAAGATTATCATGAAGCAGCCAAAAAAAACG